TAAATATGAACTATATGACCCTGTGCTCGACAGAGTTGTTATTTCCGCGAGTGATTCATTAGTAAGGTTTTTAAAATGATAGATTTCAATAAAGTTTGTGAGATTGACGGCGCTAATATATTAAAACTAATTGCTATCATAATATTCGTTACTGTTTTATTGGTGTCAGCAATATGGTGTGCTCATTATCGTTATGTTGATTGCCTGAAAGTAGGGCACACAAAAACTTATTGCATAATTACGATAGGAAAATGATGAATTACATACAAGAATTAGAAAAATTGCGTTCATTCCTATTAGGAGCTCATACAACAATTAAAGACGAAATTTTTATTGAAGTATTAGATTTTGCTATTGATGACATTAATAGATTAATCGTTGATATGAGGTCAGAAGAAAATGTTTGAATGGATACGCAGAATAATTTTTCATATTAAATACAGAAAAACTCTGCAAGAGATGAAAAACTATCAAGAAGCTGAGCGCGAATATATGATGAATTTGCAGGGCTTTATTGCCACTGCACAAAAGAAATTTAAAGAGACGCCCAATGACTGACGAAAACAAAATACTCTGGGAATGCCCAACATGCTCTTCTCAATTCGGTAAGCATGAAATAGCTGGATTGATTAATCGGCTTGAGATTTGGCTTAAAAACCGTCCTAGTCCTTCAATGGATTGCGATAGTGACTTAGTCGAGCGTAATATCTGGTTACTAAGTGAATTAAAATCCTTGCACAAAACATATGTTAGAAAACCATCAAGAATGATGGAATCTCAAAACGCTATTGGCATGACACAGGGAGAAAACAATGCCGCTAATCAAGGGAAAACAAGCTAAAACGAAAAAAGGATTCAGTACCAATGTTAAGCGTGAAATGGACGCTGGCAAGCCACAAAATCAGGCTGTAGCTATCGCATTTAGCGAAGCTAAAAAACTTAAACGCAAAAAGAAAAAATGAAAATAGACTATGAAAAAGAGCACGAAGCTTCTCGTTTACGGGGCTCTCTTCTTGAGTTTACTCGTTTCTTTTTTCATCATATTACTGGTCGTGAATTCATTGTCTCAAGACCAGCCGGAAGAGAGAGTCATCATGTTATTGTGTGCCGCACCCTCACACAGATTAAACGGCTCGAATTACTAAGAGAGATTATTAACTTACCGCCAGGGTGTGGTAAGTCGACATTCGTCAGTATGTTTGTGGCGTGGTGCTGGACTGAATTCCCAGACTCAAATTTCCTTTATATCTCATACGCCCATGATTTGGCGGCAAAGCACACTTCATTCATACGCTCAATCGTTTCTTCAAAAATGTATAACTATCTCTTTGACATCACGATAGACCCAGATAGCCGAGCAAAGGATTCGTTTAAAAACACAGAAGGCGGCTCTATTATGGCATTCGGTTCAGGGGGTGCTATCACGGGTCAAGATGGCGGATTACCAGGCTTAGACCGTTTTAGTGGCGCTGTCATTATCGACGATGCCCATAAACCGGATGAGGTACATAGCGATACCATACGCGAAAAAGTTTTGGATAATTATGATGCCACTATCAGACAACGTGCGCGTGGCATTAAAGTTCCAATCATTTATATTGGACAGCGGTTACATGAAGCCGATTTGACAAGCTATTTCCTGGGTGACATCAAAGAAAAAAAAGACATTGATACCTGGCATACAACGATTCTCAAGGGTATAGATGATGCTGGAAACGCACTGTATCCAGAGATAATGCCAAAGGAAAAGCTTCTAGCATTGCAAGAGAAATCCCCTTATGTCTTTGCTTCTCAGTATCAGCAAAATCCTTTGCCAGCTGGGGGTGGTATCTTCAAACCAGAATGGTTCGTAGAACTAGACCAAGAGCCAGATATTTTATATACCTTCTTGACCGCAGATACAGCCGAAACCGACAAAAACTGGAACGATGCCACTGCTATCAGCTTTCTAGGGCTTTATGAGATTGAAAATATGGGCGTCAAAACAGGCGAGCTCGGTATGCACTGGCTGGATTGTGTTGAAGAGTGGATAGCACCTAAAGACCTTGAAAGCTTCTTTTTAGATTTCTATGCCAATTGCAGCCGTCATCCTGTTGTGCCCTTAGTTGCTGGCATTGAAAAGAAATCAACGGGCGTGACATTGATTAGCGTGCTTAAGAAGATTAGGGGTATTTCTATTCGAGAGATTGAGCGTACTCGTGCATCTGGTTGCAAAACAGAGCGCTTCCTGGCGATGCAGCCTCACATTGCCGCTAAGAAAATATCTTATACTAAGGGTGCGCGGCATATGGAAAACTGTTTAAAACATATGGGCAAGATTACCGCGAATGATTCACATCGCAATGATGACATATGCGACACCTTGGCAGATGCAATCCGCATGGCATTCATTGAAAAAACATTATACTCTATCCCAAAGGAACAAGGGACTAGAAAACGTGTTGTCGAAGGCATGAATCGTTCATTACAACGAAAATTAAGGGCAGGAGCCGCAAGAAATGGCAGAATTAGCTAAAGTTCACATGGAAAAGCTTCCTAAACTCAAGAAAACAGTAGAGGAAGCCCAGCAAGCGAACGCTGAGAATGTCACGCGATTTGAAAAGTTTATAAGATTTGTTTTCAAATCGTCAATGTCTAATGATGAGGAAGCCACGCTAGCTGAGACTGGAAAGCCCACGATTGAGTTTAATATCTTGGAGTCGTTTATATCCCGTAAACGTGGCGACTTCGCCAAGCAGCAACCGAGCTTAACTGTTCGTGCTGCGGATGGCATACCGGTTGGAATGCTCACCAAGCAGTTTGTTGAAACTTTGAATGTAGTTGAGGCGCATTTGCGGGCTATCTTCTTTGATGGCTCAAACGATATGCTGGATTACAACGTTTATTCAGACTTATTGGCAGGCGGCTTCTCTGTACTCCGCGTCTATACCGAGTACGTCAATGAAATGTCCTTCGAACAAAACATTTGCGTTGAGCGAGTCTTTGACCCTACACTCACCGTTTTTGACCCCTTAGCACGGAAATCGCATAAAGGGGATGGTCGATTCTGCGCTGAATTATATCCGATGACTCGCACTCAATTCGAGAATGAGTTCGGTGAAGATATCGCTAAAGAAATGACATATACCCGCTCACTTTCTGGGTTCGATTGGTCATTCCAGAATGAGCAAGAAGAAATAGTGTTAGTGTGCGACTTTTACGAAAAAAAATCCAAGCGCACCACAATTTATAAGCTATCCAATGGGCACAGCGTAACGAAGGAAGAGTACAAGAAATTTCTTGAAGATTGGGAAAAGGAAGGTAATATTGCCCAACCTCCAGCACCGGTTCACGAACGAAAAACGAATATTGAATACATCTGCCGATATCGTTTTTGCGAGAGCCGAGTGCTGGACTACAAGGAAACGAATTTTAGGCATTTGCCATTAGTATTTGTGGATGGTAATAGTGTCATCATCAAAGAGTCTGGCGCTTATACGCAAATGACTCGGCCTTATGTGTATCATGCAGAAGGCATTCAACGATTAAAGAATTTCGCCGGTCAATCCCTAGCGAATGAGCTTGAAAACACAGTACAGCATAAATTCATTGTGGCTGTTGAATCGGTTCCTGAAGATTATCTCGACTCTTATGAGAACGTACAGAAAGCCGATACGTTAATGTATAACCATTTCTTAGATACGAATAACCCGTCTGTAACACTGCCACCCCCACGCGAAATTATGCGAACACCTATACCACCTGAAATTTCTAGTACATTCAGAATGTCGGATGAGATGACCCAGGCAATATTGGGTAGCTATGATTCGTCACAAGGGATGAACCAGGCACAGATATCCGGTATTGCATTTGCTAGAAGTGCCATTCAAAGCGATAGCGCCTCAGTTCCTTACATTGTGGGTTATATCAAGGGGCTCAATCGAGTTGCTCAAATCGTGCTGGATTTGATTCCAAAATATTATCGAACCCCACGCAGCTTGCCTATTTTGAAACCCAATGGCAAACGTGAGTTTATCGAAATCAATAAAAAAGGCAGCTTGTACATGAACTATGACCCGAACACTTTGCAAGTCAAAGTCGGTACGGGTGTTAACTTCGCAATGCAAAAAGAAATGGCATTGCAAACAGTTATTGCTATGTCTCAAGCAAACCAAGGCTTTGCACAGTTCTTCAATGAAGAAGGCTTGCCCACATTGCTTGATAACATTGAAATGCGCGGCATTGATGAGCTCAAAGAGAAAGCCAATGAATGGATGGCTAAGCAAAAAGAATTGCAAGCACAAGCCGCTGAGCAACAGAAGCAACAACTTCAGCAACAAGCACAACAAGCAGCTATTCAAATGGCACAAGTTAAAAAGCAATTACAAGAGCCAAGTGAAGGTGATATTGCTCGAATGGCTATTGAAGAAAAAGCCAAGAATGATGCTGCAAATGTGGCAGTCAAAGAGCGTGATTCTGAAACCAAATTCATTGATACAATCAGCAAGATTCGTAATGCAAGCATTCAAACTGAATTGCAAGCGGCTGAGATTGACGCTGAAAATAGTCGCACGGCAGTCGATGCTATGTTGAAAGTGAGCTCGCATGTTCATGAATTGATGTCGAGTAAGGACGAATCTAAACAAGAACACAGTAATAATCAAGAGTAGGGAGGCCATATGGCAGGCAAAAAATGGATTCAAGAAGCAATCGCCCCGTCATCAAAAGGTGCATTGCGTCGTAAGTTGGGCGTCAAAAAAGGTGCAACCATCCCCACTGATAAATTAGAAAGTGTTGCAAAAAATTCAAAAAACGCTAAAACTAAAAAACAAGCAAATTTAGCGCTTACTTTGAAGAAATTACGCAAAAAATAGGTTTTAACACACTTAAAAAGGATATTTAACATGGCTATGGGCAAAAAGAAAATGCCAATGAAAGGCAAAAAGAAGATGGAAGATGACGGCATGGGAATGAAAGCTATGGCTAAAATGAAAAAAAAGGCTATGCCTAAGAAAATGAAGAAATAGATTGCTATTGACAAGTGATTTTGTTAATAAAATAATCTATAATAGATTTAGGTTAGTACGGAGCGCCCACAGCGCACAAACTGTGGACTTACGCAGCTAGGCGGTAAACTAGCAAAGAATACATACGCACTCATGCGGCAAAATGGGCGAGACTCCATCGTTATCGAGGAAACTTACCGCAGACAAGCGGGTCGAAAAATCAGAGGAAGATTAAAATGGACGAGAATCAAGTTTCTGATACAGGCGTTAATGCAGACAACAATAATGTTGCGGGTGAACAGGATAAAATGTTTACCAGAGATCAACTTGCTAAGATTGTGAATGCAGAGACGGCTAAAGCGGCACACCATGCTAGACAAGAAGCTGAGGCAAAGTATCAACGCGACTTAGAGGCAGCTAAAGCAATTCAAGGTAAACAAGACCAGCGAAATGCAGAAGTTCCCAGAGACGTTGATGCAAATGCGATTTATCAGCAAGTACAAGAAAAGTTTAATCAGCAAATGCAGGCTGAAAAAGAGCGTCAAGAACAGGAACGTGTTCGAGCGCACATGGC